TTACAGTGGCCGGTGTTCCAGTTGCCGGTGTTCCTGTCGCCGGTGTTCCTGTCGCCGGTGTTCCAGTCGCCGGTGTTCCTGTCGCCGGTGTTACAGTTGCCGCCTATCTCAACTTCCCTTATCAGCTTTATTTTCCGGCAGACTCTTTTAAAATCCGCTCCGGCCTCAAATTCAACATCCAATACATCGGAGGCTTCAACTTCAAATATTCTCGTGCCCGCTGCGTCATAATACGACCAAACGCCCGATGGTTGTTGACAAAAGTGGAATCCTTGCCTGCACACTTCCAGCGGTACATTTTTATCAATTTCATATTCCTTGCCGAGTTCAAATTGGAAGCCCCTACATTGCATATTTTGGTCAGTAGCCTTGTAGCCGGTCATTTTTGCGATTAGTTTTTGTTCCATTTTATTCCTCACTTTCATAATAAATTCCTACCGTTGCCATTAAGCCAGCCGCAAGACTGGACACGAGTTTATATATTTGTTTAAAGATTTTCATAGTTACTCACTTTCCGCTTGCGCGATTATTGCCGAAACAATGGCGGCATTATCCTTGATTACTCTTATCGTCATCTCCGATAAATTCAGCGTTGCTATTTTATCGAAACACTTAACGCATACTTTACAGGCTTTTAATAACGTTGGCGCGGTAGTAAGCAGATTTGTTTTCCCTATCGCTATTTTTACATTATTTGTTGATTCAAAGGCCTCAATGCCGCTATTCAGCCAGTCTAAAATATCCGCCCGTTCGTAAACGCCCTGATTGGCCTCTATTTCGTGAGCGATAAAATTATACAAATACTCTGCTAAATCTTTAGTTTTCATCTTTTCACATCTCACTTTCTTTTAAAACATTATCTTTATTAGCCTATAAGTCCGCGCCGAGTAAGATTACAGAAATTAATATTTTCTCACGGCTACATAATCGCCCCAGTAGTAATTATTGACGCTATTTAAATTACCGTATTTATGTCCCTTATGGATTACTCCATAGCCTTTTATGCCGAAAATGTCGCCTGTCGCGTTGTCAATCATATACTTTCCCGACCATTGGCCGCAACTTGACACGTCTATTTTGGTGTATTTTTTGCCATTAATAGACCTAACGTCCGGAGCGGGCAAATTATTTTTAAACCAGTCTGGATATTGTCGTATTAATGTTTCGGTCTGTTCTTTTTTAAGCAGTTCTAAAAATATATCTACATTTTCCATTTTTCACTCCTTAAAATTAAAGTTCATTATTAACTTATCAATCTGCTGTAAAGTATATCGGCAGGATTAACGCTTGTCAATAGTAATTATAATAAAATTCTTAAAATTTATTAAAATAGTTATAAATATCTATAAACAAACATCTTACAAACACAAAAATATTCGATTAAATCGCAAAATAAAAAAAATAAAATTATACTTGATTAATTTGTTAAGGTTTGTTAAAGTTAAAAATATAAAAACATTAACAAAGTTTAACGGAAAGGATTTACTATGTATGGTAAAGTTTTTGCAAGTTGTTTCACCGGTTCAATGGCCGGCAGTGGTTCAGACGTGTTCGCCGTATGGTCATATATTCTCGCCAACGCCGACAAGGAGGGATGTTTAGAGTTAAACCCTAAAATAATAGGCGCAGCAATCGGAATGGACGAAAACAATGTTCGGGCGGTTATTGAAAAATTACAGCAACCCGACCCGAATAGCCGGTCAAAAAAAGAGGACGGGCGCAGGATTGTGCGTACTGGAGAATTTTTATATGAAATAGTAAATCATAAAGAATATCGTGAAATGCAAAACGTTCAACACCGAAATGATTATATGCGCAAATATATGTCCGATATGCGTGTTTTGCAAAAAGCCCAAAATTTGCTTAAAAACGAACATTCAACTAAACTGTTAAAGTCTGTTAGCAATGTTAGCGGACAAGTAGATATAGAGGTAGAGGTAGATACAGATACAGACGTAGAAGCAGAAGCAGAAAATACTGACAAAAGTAAACAGTTAGAGTCTGTTAATGTTGAACAGAAAAACAAAACACCGATAGTAAGGGATTTTGGAAAACGTTTGAGAGAAGGCAGGGCTTAGGCAATGAGTAATGGTAAAATCGGCGGTTCAATGCGTTTCTTGTCCCGCAGTGGACAGTTTTCAACTTTCGACCCTGCCGCGCAGGTTTCTGCCGGACAAAAAACTATTCTACGCATTTTTGATAAGTATAGTGGCGATTTATCCACGTGGGAAAAAGATTTTTTAAACAAGATGTATTGTTTGCCTAAAATCAGCCAAAAGCAATATGATGTAGTTTTAAAGATTGAAAAAATGAGGTTAAAATGCGTTTAACAGAAATAATATCAGCTTATAATTTAGAATTTAATCCGTGTGATTCGCAGGAAAAACTCTATTTTACGCATATTGACAACGAAACAGCACGATATTTGAGAAAATTAGGCCAAAAGCACAAAAAAACTAAAACAGGGTTATTGTTTTAAAAGGAAAAACAATGAAAAATTATCATAAAGAAGATAATAATATGTGCAAACATTGTGGAGATTTGTTTACAGTTTATAAATGTTGTGGTAAAAAAATATACGACGCTTGCAGTGCTTGTCATAAAGAGTTGAAGCATAATGCTACTCCACAAATAGCAAATAGTATAAATTCAGACGGTTTTTATAATTTAGCCCCACGACAGCGCGAAAAAATGCACTAATTTCGCTTGACTTTTGATAATGTTGCACTAAAATACCAGTAATGGATTGAAAGTATGCAACAGGATAGTAAATTTTATGAAATAGTAACGACAAAAGAGGCAAAGTATCGCCAGAATTACGCTATTTGGAAACAGAATAAAAAAAGGCCTGCGATTAAACAGGCCGTGAAGTCTTTTAAAAGTTAATAGCTAATTTATTCGACAACTGCAATCTGCTAATTGCTCTTTGCCGATTGCTATAACAATATATTTTTCCATAACATATTTTTCCTTTTCTTTTAAAAGTTAATAGGGGTTAATCGGTTATAGGTTTAGCAGTGGTGCAATATTTGATTGTCGGCGGTACGATGGGCATAATCAATGCTTTGCAGGTTATTTGATTAATTTTGGCACGTGTTTCAACAGCACGATTAAATGCGCCGAAAAACACGGTAGTATTTTGTCCGATTAAAGCATCGTTTATATGGGCATTTTTAACGTTTATGCCTTTTTGGGAAAGCCCCCATCGGATTTTGTCTGCGTCATCACTGTACAAAACTTCAAAAAAATCGGCGTGGTTAGGCCATAAGTCAGTCATAAACGGGTTGATGTATTTAATATCTGCGCTTTCACAAGATAGTAAAATCAATTCTTTTTGTGTTAATTTTACAATTTCATAAAAACCATCGTCATACGGAGTTTTTTCAGGAAATTCGGCAACGTGCAATCTGCAACCATCCGAGCCGATTATTTTATTGCCGTCAATTTTGATTAAATCGAGCCGATAGCTTTTAACGTCTTTTTTTGGCATACAGGCACAACCACAAAATCTTAAAGCGGTAAACATCGCCGTTTTGTTATTCAATTCTATTTTCATAATTATATCTCCAAAATAGGGGGTTATTTAATTAAGATTAACTAATTGATATACGCCGGATTTAATTTTTAAAGTTCAAACCGCTTAAAAAGGCGCGCATTTGATTATAAAGGTCTCTTTTGGTTGTAGTATCGAAGATGGTTTTAACGCCTCCATCGCCGTTTGCCATTTGCAAAAAAGACACGCCGCCATATTGACACGATAAGTGGTAATTGCCGACATTAGCACGTAATTTATTGCCGTCTATTTTAGTATATGGTACTTGTGGGCTATTTGTTGCGACGTTAATTTGCTCGCAAAGTGCTTGTAATTGTGATTCTTTTATTCTGTCCATTTTCTTTTCCTTTAATAAAGTTGGGTTAATAGTAGTTATTCAATTACTGTATTAGTAGTTATATTTGGATAATCAGCCAAATATCGCATATTATTATCGGTTTTCGTGATTCTAACAGTCCAGTTATGATGCCATTTTTCAGTAACAAAATGATAAAAACTTATGCTATTTTCGTCAATTATGGCACTTTTGCACTTATCAGATAAAAACTTTAAGAATCGAGTTTCACGCGCCATTCTTTTTTTGGCCTCTTTTAATTCCAGTTTATCCATTGCGACGCCGTTTGTCATAGTACATATTATTGCCGCGCAATCAAGGCCGATAAGATATGTATGTTTTTCGGCGCATTCAACAATAGCCCAATTCGTTAAAATGTGGCCGCAATTTTCGCATATTCTAATGTCATAATTGCCGTTTGTTTTGTGTGCGTGGTGTGTTGATAGAATTGTATATTTTGTGTCAAGTCTTAATTTTCCTTGCTCGGCTTTCATTTTTCATTCTCCTTAAAATAAGGTTGTTAAAATCGTTACTAATAACATATTGACATAATACCGTGTTGACTTTAGTTTGTCAAGCATAATTTAATAAAAATATTATAATTTTATAAATAGTTATAAATAAAAGGCTTATGTAAAATAATTATTGGCAATTAATTAAAATATTTTAAGATGAAAAATTGTATGGGATATAAAATAATTTTGTAACACTTCGCAACGAAGTATCCGAAGCTTCGCAATTCCTTACCTCTTAAATAAAAATAAATAGTTGACAAACAAACATCGAGCGATATAATGCGTATATATAGAGTACAGGCATAATCTAATTAGGCTTAATTATGACAAAAAAGACAAAGAATAACGAAGCGGCAGAAAAGGAAATAAACCCGAAAATGTCCCCGATAATGGATAAACTGGGGGAAATTTTAGGTATAACATTTAAAACAGTCCAGGCCGCGCCAAAACCAAAAAACGATAAAACCATAAAAAGCCCGTTAGAGCGATGGGCAGACAAAACACAAAAAACACTTGTTGTTATAGGCTTAATAATCATAATAGCACTGGTATTGGACGCGCTTAAATAATGGCTAAAACGCTAAAAGACGAAAAACTAAAAGCTATTGCCGCAGAGTATATGACTAATGGTATGCAGAAAGTAAAAGCATTGTTATCTGTTGGTTATAGCAAAAATTACTCTGAACATTGTGGTTTAAAGATATTCGATAATGATAGATTTAAACAGATTTTGGCACAAATACAGGCCAAAACAGAGGTTAAAACAGATATTACGCTCGCTGAAGTCATAGAAAACGCGCGTTATCTTATCAATTTAGGCAAAGAAAAGCAAAACGGCACAGATATTTCCAACGGCAATAAGCAATTAGGTGAAATGATTGCTGCATTTAAGCAGGCTATCATCAACGAAGACAAACCGAAGCAGCTTAACTCCAGTGAGATAGAGGGTTTAGAGCAGATTGCGAGCGAGTACGCCAGGAAACAAAGTATTAAAATAGGTTAGAAGGAATGATTATGAAATGTTTAAACTGTAATAAAGAATTTGAAAACAAAAGCACAAAACCGGCGAAGTACTGCTCTGATAAGTGTAGAATGGCATACTACCGGCGAGCAAGCGAACAAACGAACGGAGCAAGCGAACAAACGAACGGAGCAAGCGAACAAACGAACGGAGCAAGCGAACAAACGAACGGAGCAAGCGAACAAACGAACGGAGCAAGCGAACAGATTACCGGCGAGCAAGCGAACAAAACAGCAAACGAACATTATATGTTAGAGCAAGCGAACATAGCGCACGAACAGCCGATAAATCTAACAATCGACAATTTATCCGATGTTCTTGAAAAAACGGCTGCATATACGCCTTGCCAAGAGGCGCAAAGCGAGCAGGCCATATCAGACATAGGGTCTAAAACGGTCATATTACCAGACAACTTCGGTCTTAATAACTGCGCTTGTATGCACTGCAAACAACTAAAGACAATCAAACCTAATGCAAGGCTTAATCACTTCGCGCCTATGTCAGCTGAACAGCTTAAACTTAATGGCTATGATGTCAACAGGGTTAGCTTGCCAGGCGATAGCGACTACACGCCGCGGGAGGCTTGCCAATGCGTTTAAATAGGCAAGGCTTCATAATCATAGGGAGTACCCCCCACCAAGCGGAGACGGGGTCGGTGCGCATCGTAACATCCCTCCCTCCCCTTACATTTTTATCTGTACAAGAAACAAGACCTATTTTGTCCATAGTAATAAGAAAAACCTGATATAACGTCCCTATAAAAAATATTTTTTGGAATTTAAGGAAAGTGGAATACAAATGTCGAGAATAATTAGAATTCTGTTAAGTTTGGCAATAACGGTGATATTTGCTGTTGGGTTTTGTGTGGACGGTTACGGTGCTACGAATGGAGTTGTGGACAAGATAACTATGGGTGATCACGTTATATTCAAGATAGCGTATGCGACTATTGATACACCGGAGACGTTTACATTGCCGCAGTTTTCTGGGTTTGTGTACAGGGTTATAATTACGTCTGGAGCGGGTGATGCTGACGCTACGTTGACGATTAAGGACTTAAGTGGGGTGAATTGGTTAAGTTTGCCTGCTGGCACGTTTACGGCTTCTCATACTACCGCGGTGGATATTTGTCCTTACCAGTTAGACCAAAACAATAATGTTGCATTGGGCAAGTTGATATTAGGTAAGCACACTGGAACTTTGACTGCTGGTGCTGGGTTGACAAGTGCTACAATTTGGATTTATTGCGGTAAATGAACATAGACACATCAAATCTTGACAAGGGTAATGCGGAGTTATTAGAAAAACTCTGTCAGGTCAATTCGTTAGTTTGGGCGAAGACTAACCGATTGCAGTTAAGAGATGGTGTGTACTTTGAGTTGGAGGGTATGCCTTATCTGGACGGGATTGTGGCTTGTAAGAAGCCGATAAGGAACTACAAGAAGGGTACACAGGTCTGTATGACGACTACGAACTTCGTGGACGCTGTTCATTCCTGTTACTACCATAAGTACGACCAGAACATAATTTATATGATGCCCACGATAAATGCGGTTCAGAAGTTATCGCAGGTGTCATTTAGTCCTATCTTGAAGTGTAATAAGTGGTTAAAGAAATATATTGGCACTGATACAGCTTTGATTAAGTCTATCAATGGCCGGTCTATAATCTTTACAGGTGCGCAGCCGCAAAGCATTGATAATGCTACGGATACGAAAGATAGTGTAAATTTAAGGTCTATACCTGCTGACTGTGTGTATAGGGACGAGATTGACCTTATGGATGTTGATATGGTTGATATGTCCAAACAGAGGTTGAACAGGTCAAAATTTGGAATTGAGATAAACTTTGGTTCTCCTACTTGCCCTGACTTTGGTATTGACGCTTTATACGACAATAGCGACCAGCAATGTTTCTTGATTAAGTGTAATTCCTGTGGTCATTGGACTCACTTACCAACATCGTTCCCGAATTGCGTGATTCCGAAAGACGGTCGATGGATTAGGGCTTGCGAGAAGTGCCACGCCGAAATATTCTCGTCTGATGGCCAGTGGGTCGCAAAGTTCCCTGATAGACAGGAAGCTGGGTTCTGGATAGATTCGCTCTTGACTCCGATTGATAGATTATTGGGAACGTTTGTCCAGAGATACAATAATTGTACTCCAAGACAGATGTTGGAGTTCCAAAGGTCTGTTTTAGGCATAGCCGGTATTGAAGCTGAAAATCAGTTAGACTTACCATTGGTTTACAGCCGTTGCGGAAGCGAACAGATGGCTACCGTTTCGGACGTTGAGACTGTAATGGGCGTTGACGTTGACCCGCAGATGCACGTTGTTATTGGAACAAAGACGACAAGAGAAACTTACGAGATATTGCATACTTGCAGGGTTGACGACTTTAATCAGTTGCACGACTTAATGCACAAGTTCAATGTCAAGTATTATGTGATTGACGCAATGCCTGACATTCACGCAACGAAGGACTTTGTAAAGACCCACAATGGCGGCTGGCGGTGTCATTACTCCGAGACTATGCAGAACGCACCGGAGTTTAACAATGAAGAGCGTACTGTGAAATGTAACAGGAACGAATGGTGTGATAAGGTTCACGATACATTTTACACTAACAAGATTGTAATACCTCGCAAGAGTCCGGAGATTGAGACTTACGCTTATCAGTTGACAAGAACGGCAAAGGTATTGGTTGAGAATCCTGACACTGGTTTAAAGAAACCAAGATGGATTAAGAAGTCTGGCAAGGAAGACCATTATTACCACGCCACATTGTACTTCTTATTAGCGGCTATGAAGTCGCAGCCGGTTCGTAAAAGCGGTTTTAACGAAAGTAATAGTAACAGATACAAGTTTGCTAAAAGTAATTTTCACATTTAACGAAAGGTTATCAAAATGAAAAAGTTAGTATTGGTTGTGTTGTTAGTTATGTCAAATATGTCGTTTGGCGCGATGTACGCAAGAGAATTGAATGGCGCAAAAGGTTTCGATGTTACGAATGATGCCGCAAACGCGATGTATTGGAACGCATTAAACGAAACGCTCATTTGGACGTTTACATCAAATACAATGACGCTGTCAACGAATAGCGGCGTAACGAACCTGACTACTGCTATTCCTGTTACGTTTAGTGGCGGCGCTACATTGAGTGGAACTAATACAATGGCTTCTGGTGCAACGCTTGGAGTTTCAAAAATATGTACAGCCACAGTAACTTTAACTGCAACGCAAATAAAAGCATTATACACTACGGCAATACCTATTGTTGGCGCACAAGGCACACATACAACCATAGAAGTATTAGGTTGTTCGCTATTCTATAACTATTCTGGCGGTGCGTGTACGATTGGTTCTGCAACAAATTTAGCATTGAAGTATGTTGACAAATCAGGCACTGCGTGTAGCGGAACTCTTGCTGTTACAGGGCTATTAGACCAAACAGTTGACTTATCAGCAAAGCTGCTTCCTGCAGCGGTTGCCGCATCTGCTGTTGCAATAAACGAGAACGTTCCAGTTTGTTTGACTCTTGCAGGTGCAGACGTAACTGGTGCTGCCACAACAAGTACTCTTACTTGCACAATAACATACGTTGTACACAATACTGGGTTCTAATGAATATTCGTATTGAAACACAACCTGAAATCATTGACTTAATAAAGTGTAACTTTGTTGAGGACGGTGATTACACAAGAGACGTTATGGCTGACGAGTTCAAAGAACTTATGACGAAACATCCAGATAGAACGCTTGTTCTCGTTGCCTATGATGATAATAAAAAACCGGTAGGGCATATTGTGGCATACAAGGCGTTCAATCGCTCTTACGCTTGCCTTGAACAGGCTTATTCCTCTACCGGTTTTCAAGTGCCAAAGATTGGTTTTGAAGCACTCGCAGAGTGGGCAAGACAATCTGGCGTAAAGTCAATACGATTAGAAACGGAACGTGATAGTGTTGCTAATTGCGCAGTTAAAAGATATGGCTTTGCCGAACACGGCGTTGTTATGGAACTAAAACTATGATAAAAGAAATTCAATATAACGGCTTGATTTTTCAGGTTGACACTGAAAATATGAACAGGCGATTTAAGGGCGGCTCGCCAAAAACTCCCCCGCCTCCTGAAGTTGTTACAGAAGTCGAAGATATGGCTAATACCGAAGTCAAGCGGCAGAAACGCAGAAGCGTATTAGAGCAGGGCAAACAATCTACAATGATTGCAGGTGTCCAGAGTATGCTTGATACTCGTATGAAAAAGTTTTTAGGCGAATAGGACTTTATGGAACAAAAAGATATTGATGTCATTTTGAATCGTGTGTCAGAACTCGAAAGTGATAGGTCGAGATATGACGGTGTATTCTCTGAATGCGCAAAGTATTCTTGGCCTGCTGTTCAGGATATGGTTCGCACGGTTAATGACGAAGCCACTGGCGCAGACGTAAGGACTGTTGACATTTACGATAGTACGCCGAGAATGGCCTCGAAGAAAATGGCTACCGGTATCTTTACGAACTTATATCCGGTTGGTGTAGGTTGGTTTGAGATTAAACCTGCCAGATACGAAGATAACGAGAATCCTGATTTAGTAAGACAGTTTGCGAATGTATCTGAAATAATCAGAAACAAAATTGAGAACTCAAACTTTCAGACAAAGCAGATTGCAAAGATACGTTCTAAAATTGTATTCGGTACTGGCTCAATATCGGTAAAGTTGTCCAAAGAAAAGAAACTAATCTTTGAAACGTATCACATTAACAACTTCTTATTCGACCTTGATTGCGATGGTATTCCCGATACAGTGTTTAGAAAATTGTACTTATCTGCGAGACAGGCAAGACAGAAATTCCCAAAGGCCAATCTTGGTATCAAGATAGAAGAAGAACTGAAAACCAATCAGAATCAAAGCAAACGGTTTGAGATACTGCATTGTGTTTTCCCAAGAACTGATTACGACCCGAAAAAGAAATTAAGTAAGAAGTCAAAGAAGTTTGTATCGTTGTATATCGCAAGAGACGATAAACATTTGATACAGGAAGAAAATGGATACAAGGAACAACCGTATATCATTGGCAGATTAGACGAAATACCTGATGAGGTTATGGGTGTTGGTATCACGGCGGAGATGTTGCCAGATATTAAAATGACTTCCTCAATGTGTGAAACATTTATTGTCGGAAGTGAACGCGCTTCTAATCCTACCTTAATGGCCGAAGATGATGGCGTGGTAGGACAACCCAATGTATCTCCGGGCGCAATGATGTACGTTCGCAATGGTGCTAAATACCCAGAAGCGTTACAGACCGGCTTCAATCCTCAATTAAACTCTGAAATCATAAGAGGGTACAAGCAGGACATTAGAGACGGTTATTCTATAAACGCATTTGACGCTCTGCAAGACCATAGGAATATGACAGCGGAAGAAGTAATACAAAGGTCTAAAGACTCTTTGACTTTGTTATCGTTCTTCGTTGGCTCTGAACAGCAGGATTGCGATTTACTTATCAATAGAATTTTCACACTGCTGTATGAATCTGGCGAGATACCCAAGATTATTTCAACGTCAGGTGGTGAAGTAGAATATAACATAGCTTACAATTCAAGACTGTCAATGACAATGGCATCTGTTCAATCAAGTGCAACAGAACAGTTCCTTGCAAAATGGGCGCCGTATAACGAACTTAAACCAGTGTTAGACAATTTTGATATGGACGTTGCGGCAAGAATGAGTGCGTTCGCACAGGGCGTATCTGCCAGAATAGTAAGACCACAATCTGACGTTGAAGAAGAACGTCAAGCAAGAGCGCAACAACAACAGCAAATGGCTGGTGCAGAGTTGGCCGCTACTGCCGCCAAAGCGTATAAAGACGCTTCAGTTCCCGCGCAGGAAAATAGTTTAGCGCAAGCGTTAGCAGGAGGTATGTAATGTTCGGTAGGGAAAACAAAAAACTGGCAGAGACAATAAACGCTTACGCTTCCGTGTTCGCTACTGAAGCGGGCAATATGGTACTGAAAGACCTTGAATCGTTTTGTGGTCAGAACAGGTCAAGTGTATGCGAAGAAGTGCCTAATGCAATACAGACTATGTTTGCAGAGGGTAAACGAAGGGTATATTTAAGAATCGTATCGTTTATGGAACAGGAAAAACTTAAACGTGAACAGGAAATAGTTAAACAAGCACGAAAGGATAGTAAAAATGGAAGCTAATACAGGCGTAAATAATATGAATGGCGCAGGACAGGGCGATGCAGGACAAGCGGCACAACCGCAATATTCGCAGGGCGTTCAGGACTTGATGTCTAAAAAGGGCTGGAAGTCTGTTGACGATATAGCAAAAGGCTATACCGAAATTGAGAAGTTCGCTGGCGTACCGAAAGAAAGACAGTTTACTTGGCCAAAAGACGACAAAGACGAAGAAGGATTCAATGCTCTTTATAACAAACTTGGCAGACCTGAAAAGCCAGATGCTTACGAGTTTAAGAATGAAACAGGTATCGAAGTTGACGAAACAAGTTATAACGAGTTCAAGAAACTCGCGCACGCCGAAGGACTGACAACGAAACAGTTTAATAAGTTGATGAACGCACACTTGCAGACGTTTGGCGACTTGGACAAGAAATACAAAGAAAATAGTGCGGCAGAATTTGAACGTTGCGATAAAGAACTCAAAGACAAGTGGAAAGAACAACATTCTGCTAATCTTGAGAAGGCAATCGCAATGGCCGATAATCTTAAGCTAAAAGATTTGCTTGTCAAAAAGAATCTTGACAATGACCCAGAAGTGATTGAAATGCTTTACAATTTATCAACAATGTCTGACGAAAGCGGATTACCGCAGGGAGCTCCTGCCGGTGGCGTACAGAATCCGCAACAGGAACTTGATTCGCTATTGAAAGACAAAGCATATACTGACGCTTCGCACCCAGACCATATGAAAATAATGCAGAAAATTTGGAAGTTACAAGGTGTTGACGTAACTATCAATGGAATATAGGGATAAGCTATAAGCCCCCAAAATGGCAGTATCCTGCCCACTGACCGAGTGTTGAACGCAGCAGCGGCCTCGTAAGAGACAACCTTAAGCGAATATCGTAGATTAACGTTTTATTAAATTTTTGTTTAAGGAAGTACACAATGAGTGCTAATTACACTGGTTTATTTGTAAATGCGTATAATTCAGCTTACGCACAAGTACCACAGGAAAAGAAAAATCCGTTTGATGGTACAGTTCAGGTCGTGCCGATTACTGGCGAAAACATTTCATTTGATGATATTGGCGTTGCAACAGGCAAAAAGAAATCCACAAGATTCGCAAAACGTGAAGTTGGTGATATGACTCACCGCAGACGTTGGATTAGTCCTGAATATTACTATGCCAATCCTATCCTTGTTGACAAACAGGATAATATCGCTTTGCATAGCGACCCGACTTCTGCTTATATGCAGAGTATTACGTCTTGGGTAGAACGCCAGAAAAGAGACATCGTCCTTGCTTCGTTTGAGGCAAGTGTTGTCGCTGGCAAAACTCCGGGCGCGGAAACAGCTTTCTCGTTTACGGACACTATTTATACCGCAGCAACTGGTTCTGGACGCACTATCGTTCACGACACTACTGATTCTGGCGCGGCAGGCGGCGTATCTACCGGTTTGACCGAAGATAAGATTATGCTCGCACAGCAGTACTTCAGCGATTTGGGCAATCCAGATGGCGCACAAATGTACATCTGCTGTTCGTACAAACAGTTGAGAGATTTACGCAAGAGTGCTTTACTCCAGAGTATCGACACATCAGACATTAAGGCTTTGATGAATCGTCAGATTCGTACCTTGATGGGCGTAACTTTCGTTGTTACAAATGCTATCACTGTTGGCTCAAGCAATGACATTGACGCTGATACTAATATTTTCCCGTGCTACGCTTGGCTTGAAGGCGGTATCAAATACGCGCCGTTCTATGCCCCGAAGTTTAACGTATGGCGTAACAACGAGATGGTCGGCGAAGTATGGCAGATTGATTGTGATTTTGGCGCAAGTTCTGTTCGTGCGCACGAAGATATGGTTTTGAAAATCGAATGTGCAAACGTTTAATTTAATTTTTTCTTTTTGAAAGGTAATATATTATGGCAGGTTTAGCTACGGCAAATAGCGCACAATATACCAAATACGCAGCAGGCGGTCTTTCTAATTTGGTAACACGTGCTTGGAATGTACCGATTATGGCAATGGTCGGAGAATACACAGTTACGGATTCATTACTTGATGACACAGCTGTTGTAACTATGGGCAGATTGCCAAAAGGTGCAAGAATAATGGGTTTCACATTTGCGAGTACACAACTCGATGGTGCAACCACAATGACAGTTAGGGTTGGCGATGGCACTACGCAGACAGCAATTACAACTACAAATTCTATTACCGATTTAAGCCACGCAACGGCAAGGCAGTTTATTCTTCCAGCAGTTGCAACGTATATGAATACGGCATTAACGGCAGAGTCGATAGTTGATGTGTTGTTAGCTGGCGCAGATGTGGCAGCGGCATCCGAAGGCGATAAGTTCACTCTTGTCGTTTTCTACTTGATGGAGTAACCTGTTTAGTTTTTGTTTTTGTCGTGGGGCGGGTTTCCTTCGCCCGCCCTATGACTTTATCATAAGGTGCATATATGGCTTTAACGGACGAACAGAATCTATATAATCACGCACTTGACCTTATAGGCGAGTATCAGGTAACTGAAAGCGATACTTCGTCAAAACAGGCCGAAGCGTGTGCAAGAAACTACGCAACGTCAAGAGACGAAGTGTTAAGGTCGCATTTGTGGAATGAAGCAATCGCAAGGTCTTGTGTATTGCAATCTACAACTGCACCAATACACGGATACAGTTACAAATACTTAATACCGTCTGATTGTTTGCGTATCTTGTCGATAGGTTCTGACTTGTACGAATGGCGAAGTGAAGGCGGGTATATTCTTACTGATTATATCATAATGCCTGACGAATGGGCAACTGCTACCGCTTACGTTGCCGGACAATACGTTCAAGTATCGGACGTAACTTATGTATGCGTTACATCCCACACTTCAAGTGTATGGGCAACAGAAGGTGCATACTGGACTACACAAACAGGCGATTACGGTTACATAAATTTAGAGTACATCAAACAACTGACTACGATTACAAGTTTTTCACCGCAATTATACAAGGCGATATATTATAACCTTGCGATAAAGATAGCCGCACATCTTACAGGTGATATGAAAAACAAAGCCGTTCTGATTAAAGAGTACGAAGAATTGGTAATGCCACAGGCGAGAAGTGTTGACTCAATGCAGGGTACGCCAAGAACAATATATAATTCATATTGGAAACGGAGTAGAGGGTAACAATGACATCATACAAAGAACTAAAACGAGAAATACTAAAACTCAAAGCGAGTATTAACATACTAAAAGCTGAAATGGAAAACCAGAAGAAAGGCACGCAAGAAACAAAGAGTATGTTACAATCTATGGAAGCCAAAGATGCCAATAAAGATAATAAAGAATAGTTTTAATTCTGGCGAACTTTCACCGATGATAGACGGTCGTACAGACCTGTCTAAATACTATTCTGGTTGTACAGAATTAGTCAACGCTACCGCTACGCCGTCAGGTGGAATAGTTAAAAGAAGTGGTACGATATACGTTGCCACAACGAAGAAGTTCGCTGACTGGGCGGTTGATGTTCTTTATCCTGTCGGTTGTGTTGTGAATAGTAATGGCGTATTGTATTACTGTAACGTTGAACATACTTCTGGCGATGGGGATAATACTACACTCGCAGATGACATAACAGACAACTCTACTTGGTGGACGGAAGTAGAAGAAAAAGACGGGGACAGTTCAAAGGTAAAATGTTTCTCGTTTGAATTTAACATTACAGACTCACATATCCTTGAGTTTGGTACAAGATATATGCGTGTGTACAAGAACCACGAAAGAGTATTTGAGACGGCCACACGAGCGATTAGTGCGATTACCAAATCAGGAACAAGTCCCTTGCTTGTTACAACGTCAGCAAACCATTTATGGAAAACTGGCGACACTGTTAAATTCACACTTGTTAGTGGTATGACCGAATTAAATGGCAAAGAATACGTTATACAGTACAATGACGTTAATAAGTTTTATCTCGTAGGCACTGACAGTTCAGACTTTACGGATTACTCTGGCACAGATGGTACAATATCAAAAGTGTACGAAATAACAACGCCATTCGACTCTGAAGACGTGTTTGATATACACAAGGCTTCAAGTGCTGACGTTGTTTTTATAGCAAGCGAAAACTACTGGCCTCAAAAACTATCAAGACTTGACGATGACAGTTGGACGCTTGAAGACGCTGAATTTGAGAGAGTTCCATTTCTGACCGAAAACGTAGATAGTACAAAGACTCTTGTATTTGCCGCAACTGGTAATTCAACGGCACTAACTGTTGCATTTACAAACAAGGGCGGCATAGCAGTAACAGGTATTTCAACAACACCACACGGATTCACTACCGGTGATTTGGTCAGAATTGCAGGCACAACGGATTACAACGGAGATGTTACCGTTACTGTCGTGGACGATGACGAATTTTATTTTACTGATACTTACACAAGTAATCAATCTGGTACTGCACAACGTCTTGCGTCTGGTTACTACTTCCCAGTTGGCGTTACTGGAACTTTAACTGCCGCAGGCACAGGCAATACACCATTTCTCGCTTCGCACGTTGGCTCGTATTGGCTCGTGAAGCACACAAGAGAAGATAACACTACGTCAACGGTTGTCAATAGTACAAACGCACAACCAACAACACTTGCAAATTCTATATTGATAAAAGGTGATTTCACTTTTGATGTTAAAACTTTTGCAACCGATGAAGAAGTATATTTGTGGAGAAAAGAAGGAAATGGTGCGTTTCAAAAATATAGACCATTCACAGCCGCAACAGCATACTCATCAACTGAAGAAACAGACGATGTGTATTATTGTTTTACAAGATATAAGGCGTCATCGCCAACATCAACTGGAATATTGACGGCCAAAAGGCAAGAACACTATGGGGTTGTATTGATTACTGGAATTACAAACAGTACGGTGGTTTCTTGCACAGTTGTTGATTCTATTTACAGAACAGGCGCAACTGGAACGTCGAGCGGTACTACCGCTATGTGGGCAGAAGGTGCTTGGTCTGATTATAGAGGTTTTCCGAGAACGGTATGTTTCTACGAAGAAAGACTATATTGGGCAGCGACTACATATAATCCACAAACAATATGGGGTTCAAAAGTAGGTGCGTATTTAGACCATACCACTGGCGAGACAGACGAAGACGCAATATCAATGACATTGAACGCCAATGATATATCTCAAATACAATGGCTTGCGGCAAGACAGAGTATGATTGTTGGTACTGCAAGCGGTGAGTTCGTTTTAAGTGCAAGCAATCCTGACGACCCAATGACGGCCACAGATAAGAAGTCAAGACCTGCGTCTAACTTTGGAAGCATAAGCATACAACCGCTTGTCTTGAATAACGGCCTATTCTATTTCCAGAGGCAGGGTAGAAAATTACAGGTAATGACTTATCAGTATGTCGAAAACAACTTTAAGTCAGAAGACGCAACATTGTTAGCTTCGCATATTCTGGAAGTATCCCCAGTTTGTGCGGCAGTACAATCAATACCAGACTCGTTACTGTGGATAGTGCGTGCCGATGGGTCTATTGCGGCGTTCTGTTATGAACCATCCGAACAGGTCTTTGCTGCGTGGTCAAGGTGCGTAACGGGTTCGTTGCTTATTACTCCATACGACCTATTTGAAAGTTGCGCGGTAATACACGGAGACACAGAAGATGAACTTTGGACTTCGGTTAAAAGAACGATTACAGAAAATGCAGTATCGAAGGCTTACCGATACATCGAATATTGTGCGCCAAGATTGATTGACACTATTGATGAAGCGGTTTGTGTTGACAGTGCAATAACAGCAGATACAGGATATTCGACAAAAACAATAATAGCTGCAAATGATAATATAAGATTTGGTGCTGGCATATTTGGCTCTGGCACTTTTGGAATTTAGAAAGGAATTTTTATGGCTGGAATACCGACAGTAGGCGGAAGTGATGGGACTTGGGGGTCAGAATTAAAGGATTTTTTGGAAGTTGCGCACGAAGCGAATGGTACTTTAAAACCAAATTTTAGTGCGTACACATTGAATGATTCAGACGGTAATGCAATGCTAAAATCCCACGCTTATAAAGCGGCAACAGACGGCTTTGCAATGGCCAGTGTCGTAGCAAATGCGTTAGGGGATGCAATAAGAGGGTATGTCGGCGCAACGAATGACCCTGCCGGTGCTGGCGTTTTGGTGCAGGGCAATGCGGCAATCGGCAATAGCGATATACCATCAATTTGCTTTCCAGTCCAAAAGAATGCCTATTTTGAAATAACTGGCTATGGAACTCCTACTATTAGATGGATGTCGGTTGGAACGTTGTCGGCACCGGTAGATTACAATTAGCGAAGGTAAAAAATGGCAGACAATTTATTTTATATTCTGAATCACGGATTTACTGACGATACTTCTGTTATAGCGTCTTGGGACAATACTGTCTATTGTGTTGCAAGTGCTACGACAAATTCATTCAAACTTGCGTTTTCGGTTGGTGGTTCAAACTTACAATATACTTCTGCTATCACCGGAAATATTAGGCGTGTAGTTTCAAGCACTACAACAATAACCGACTTATATCATTTAGATGGTAGGATTGTTCAGCTTGTAGGCGATGGTGTCTATTTGGGATTATTCCCTGTTATCAATGGTCAGATAACTTTGCCAAACACAATCTATTCATATCGTGTCGGCCTACCATACGCAATGAAATGCAGAAGTACACGATTAGAACTGCCGGTACAAGGCACTACACAAACAAAGATAAAGAAGATAAATTCGGTAGCGGTGAGACATTATAAAACGCAGGGCGGCAAGGCTGGCATAGAAGATAAAGGTAATGAATATCTGCGAGATTTAGACATTGAGTTTGATACTAAAAGCGGAGATACTGGACGTTTAATAAATGGCAATTTGAATCCAGACGCATATATAGTTATTAAATCTGACAAACCGTATCCGATGACTATACTTTCTGTAGTTGTTGATTTGGAAGTTTTACAATGAGTTTAGACAAAATAGGGATTTTTGACATAAGACCAACTATCGAATCTGATTATATCGACATCGGCACGGACATAGTCCAAGAGGGAATAAACGTACACGGCGTTCTGGATATGATTAAAAACGTCATATCCGAAGCGTACACGGCTTCTGTTGATGGTAGGATACAAGGCATAGGCGGCTTCATAATCTTGTGGGACGGGGTCGCAGAGTGCTTCTCTATCTGGACGAAAGAATGTACCAGAAAGTATAAACTTGCGATGGTAAGAGGGACAAGGGCAATAAATAAAATGTTTTGTGAGAAGCGTAAAATATGGAGATTGCAGGCCACAATAGCCGATAACATACCTGCAAGTTGGGTGAAGCATATTGGATTTGAATATGAGGGAACTTTACGAAATTATAGTATGGCCGGAACAGACGTTTTAATTTTCAGCCAGTTACATCCTGAAAACTTGAGGCATTAAATGATAGAACTATTTCAACCAGTGTTAGCCTTGTTCGGTGGTGAAGTTGCGATTGCAATGGCAGTTGCGGCTGCTGCGGCGGCTATTGCCACGCCTATTATGGCGGCGCAAGCGGCAGAAAAACAAGCCAAAACTGAAAAGAAAATGTACGAGTATAATGCCAGTTTGCAAAGGGCAGAGGGCGAGGCTCGTGATAAAGCGGCAAAAGCCGAAGAACAGAAGATTGCACAACGGCAAAGACTGTATCGTGGCTCACAAAAAGCGACAATGGCAAAACAGGGATTTTCGATAGAAGAAGGTTCTAATATTGACGTTCTTGCCAATACTTACGGTGAATTCGCAAACGACAGATTAACTACCTTGCGTAATGGTATGCTTGAAAAAATGAGTCTCAATGCTTCGGCTAACCTGTCAAGTATGCAGGGCAAGGCGGCTATGCAGCGTGGCAAGAATCAGGCGAGAGCTTCGTATTTAAGTGCCGCCGGTGCTGGTCTTAAAGGATACGATACATTGTCAGGCTTAAACTGGGGCGGTTCTGTTAAACAAGACAAAGAATGGGAACTGTGGTAATATGGGCAAAGTCCAAACATATTTAAGTCAAGTAAATCCATCTGGTTCAATAGGCGGTGCTTTAATCTCTAACCCTGCCTCGATAGCGAGAACTGGTGAAGAACAGGTCTATGGGGCTATGGGAGATTTGGCTGGCATAGCGCAAGAGATGATGGAGAAAAGCAATAAGTTAAACGATTCAACGTCTGACGCAAAGACAACGCAGATAATGAAACAGGCCGAACTTGAATATCAAACTAAAATAGAAGCCGATGGGAATACCGAAAATTACGAGAAGTACCGTACAGAAGCCATAATGAAAGCCCAAAGTCAGATAGGACAGTTAAAGTATAAGACATCACAGGGCAAGACTAAAAATGGGATTGAAACAAAGTTCTGGACTGAATCATTTACAACAACTTCAAAATTAAACGCATTTAAACAAAATGCACAAGATTCTCTTGCGGCGACAGAGGCGGCGTATGAAATAGCAATTACCACAGATAACGGTACTCCCGAATCAACCCAAAAAGTTGCAATGGCTAAAACCGCTTTTGAAAGTGCATTGTCCACTGTCCATAGTCCTGAATATGTCAAGGCGAAAATGTACGAGGTTCATCTTAAACACGCAACGTCAGTTGCACAGTCTTGGGCGTTTGCAGAGGCTTCAAGCGTTGACCCAGAGACGGGACAAATCGTAGGGTTTAAAGGCGTATTAAAGAAACTTGAAGACCCTGTATTTGTACAGGAACTTATAGACAAGGGCGTAAGACCAGAGGACGTACCCACCATTGTTGAAAGTATGAAGAAAATGGCAAAGTTGGGTGAAGAAAATAAAGCATTTTTGGCTGACGCAGACAAGAACAGTATCCTGTCAAAATTGGATAGTAAGGCATCTACTAAACCAGAAGATAGACCGGCCAAAGCAAATGAAATGAGAACTTTTTTAGAAACATCTAATATTGTCGGAGACGACAGAAAAGAATGGTTGAATTACATAAATGATTACGAATCAGGTAAATCTATAAATCCAACTACTAAAATATTGGCAGAAGATATATACAACGCCAAAGCGTATGATGTATATCTTGGCAAGATTAATAGAGAAGACTATATAGCGGAAGTAAATAATGCAACCGTTGCTTATGGTTGGGATTCTTCCACGAGAGAAAAATTACTCAAAAAGATGGACGCGCCACTTGACGGTGCGCCAGCAAGTGCAATCAAGTCAAAAGTTTACGAAGTTAAAAGTGTATTAGTTGCGTCAACTGGTACTGAAATAGACCCAATTACAGGAAATCCTACTGGATTGGCTTTTTTTGGATTTAATGATAAACAAAAAGAAGAACTTGCAGGAAAACTAAAATGGGTTAATATGTACTCTGACGAGTTAGAAAAATGGGTACTTGAACACAAAGGGGAACTTGGTGCAAACTTTGAACGGTTTTCTGCTGAACGTTCAGCCTATTACCAGACAGCAGATTATGAAGAAACAATCGCCAAAAAGGTTAAAGAGAACGACAAAGAAAGATTGTCTAAATATAAAAAAGGCGATACTAAATATATCGGCGGGAAAAAATATACTTATAACGGAAAAGATTGGGACTAATGGGAATATCAACAGAACAAATTGAAGCATTAGAGATGGGCGGTAACAAGGCAGAAACGCCAAAAATGTCTTATACCACCGACCAGATAGAGTCTATGGAATTAGAAGAAGCCAATAGATATATCTCGTCTATTGACCCAGTTGAACAAGGGAATAGAGCGGCAAAGGCTTTTGAAATATCACAGAATACAGGACTTCCAATGTCCTATGTAAAGGAGAACTACAACTTTTTAAATCCGTCAGAACACGTCTTATTTGACGATGCGTTAGCTGAAAAATTACGCAATATGCCAATAGAACAGGCCAGAAAAAAAACAGGTCTTGCAATGTCTATGGTAGGAGATTTCGTAAATAATGTTTTTGTAAAACCGGCAAGAACGTTTATGCAAAAATCTAATTTTGGGCAGTTTGGTACAGACTTAAACCAGTTGGCTTGGGAAGGCAAACGAGTATTTGAGTGGAATAAACAAAATCCAGACGGTATAGAAATGACACAAGAAGAATACGACAATATGAGTTATTCAGAACGTGCTTCTTTGCCGCAACCGCCTGACGATTTTATGAAGAAAACACGAGAACAGATTGAGGCTGAAAGATTAGAAGGATTCGGCACCGTACCAATGCCGGTAGATTACAGCAAATTCCAGAAATACACACTCGGTGTTCCGATTGGCATAGCAGGATTTGTTACCAAATTGGCAATGGCTAAACAATTTATAGGCGGTACGGAATCGACCGCAAAAGACATACTCGCTTTTGAATTAGTAAATGAAGTTGATGATGGTACTCCTGCGATGGGTGCGGTTACTGCAATAGGATTAAAGGCCATAAATACATTACCGTTTACTGGCAGGGTGAATATACCTGACAGTGGCGGTATGTTGCCCGTAGATTCACTGATAAGGAATAGTGCTGTACAACTTACTAAAAATCAAATGATTGCAGGCAAATCGGCCAGATTAACAACGCAAGGATTGTTTTTTGCTGGTATAACTAAAGCCGAAGGTGGCTCTAACGAAGACGCTCTTGTTAGTTTCTTTGTTCCATTTGCGCTTGCCGGTACTGGCATTGCCAAAAACATAGTAGGTGAAACTGCGATAGGTAACTATTACAGATACAAATATCCTACCGAATTAAAGAACTTTACCAATTCCGAAATATCAGCCGCACGAAATATAGCCAAAGACACACAGGCAGTTAATCGTGGCGAGATGACCAAAAAAGAATGGGTCGAAAAGAACGCTAATAATGCCATTGCAATTAAAAACAAAATGGCCGACAACGCCAAAGAGTCTGGTGCAAAAGAACCTCAAAGCACTCCTGAAACAGAGTCGAAGGTAACAGAGATAATCAAACAAGCACCTAAAATTGTACCACCCAAAGTGGAACAGGCCGAACCTACTACCATTCCCAAAGAGGACAAGAAGCCTGACGTTACGGAAGAAATACAGCAAATACAAAAAGAGTCGCAAGAAGTTAAAGTTGCGGATACTAAAATATCTATAAAACCTGTAGTGGACACTGAAACGGCAAACCAAGAGCCACAAGCTACGCAGGCGAAGCAGCCTTACGAAATGACGAAGAAGGAATTCAATAAAAATGTATTATATCGTGGAGTTAATGCGTATAATAAAACAAAAAATAATTTCTGGACAGGCGACCTTGAATCTGCAAGAACATACGCTAAAACAGAAAAAGAAGTAGGCAATATAAGAGTTATTTTAAAGGGCGATACTTTAGGCGACCCAACCGGTGAACAGGCCACTATAAGTATGGAGGAGTTCGCTCGTTTAGAAAAGAAAAAACCGTATTTATCTTTATCGGACAAAGATGTGCCTGCTATCAGGTACGAAATACCAGCGGATACTATTGATGTTCATAGATATATTATAGAGCGGGCTATATCCGAAGGTAAACCCGTCCCTGCTTCTGTCCTTGCAGATTATCCAGACTTGCAAAAACAGGGGAATGAGGCGGTTGAAAAAAAACAGGTATCGTTTAAAAGAAAAAATCCGCCACAAGTTGCACAGCCAATAGCATTAAAATCTGATGTTGAGTTTACGACACACAATAATAACGGTACTGCTTCTGATGTTTACAAGGGCAAAGAGTATGCTTTTCCAAACTTTGAAGAATATCAATTTGTCGTTACAAAGCCGATGGGTAATAAGGCAAAACACAACAAACGCGGATGGACTGTTTGGGAAAAGACTACCGGAACGCAAATTGCACAATCAATGGATGTACAAGGCAAGCCAACATCTGAACAGGAAGCAATCCAGTTAGCGATGCAAATTCTTAAAGCAAATGGCAAAGCTAAAATTGACGAAGCAATAAAAAGTAAATTTGAGCTTATCCAAAATCCAGATATAGAAGTCAATTACAAGCCGATGGTTAAAGGTGCTGATGGTGTTTATAGTATGCCAGAAGAAACAACTTCCTCTCCATCTGCTACAATCCAGTCAATGGCAGAAAAGCAGGCAGCCGGAGATAACATAGATTTATCAAAAGACGATATGTTCCCAGATGCACAAGAAGGAAGTCCAGAAGCAACAATCAATAGAAACTTTTTACGATTAAAAGAAAGCGTTTCGTTAAACAATAAACAAAAAACACCTTCCATTAAAGAAATACTTAATAAGGGAATAGAAGGTTATAAAAAACTAATAACAATTCAATTAGACGAATTGAAAAACACCGGAGATGTAAAGACATTTTCTTTACAGCAATCCCCTCAAGCCGAAGCGGAAAAGATTGTTGAACCAGAAAAAACAGAACAACTTGAAAACTCTGAAAAAGAAGGTCTTGACGAAATTAAACCGCCATTGTCATCCGGTGGTTTCGTTCTTGTCCCGCCACAGGTAGAAGAAACGGTTAGGTATCTCGAAAAAGGTCTTGACTTCGCAAAGAATATACCAAGCGCCTTACAGTACGTTGCGTTAGGCGCGGCTGATTATATCGAAACAGCGTTTAAGATTCCGCAAGGCCGAGCATTAGCCAGAGGCATAAGGAACGTTGCGTTTAATTCTGCAAAACGAAAAGCGACACAGGAACGCAGGATTGTTAAAGACGCAGGACTTGAGACTTTAACACACGAACAGGCACTTGAACTATGGCGGTATGCACAAGGTAGAATTGATAAGAAAGATTTATCAAGTCAAAAGATTGCAGAAATCGCAGAAAAAGTCAGGCTTGTTTACGATGAAGATATTGACCTTGCGAATGACGTCGGGTATAGAAGAAACGTAAACGGCAGTTGGGTTAAACTGTCAAAGACAAAGAAATGGGGTGCACAAATAACTAATCGTGAGGGTGCTGACATATTAGAAAGGGCAAGAAAGAACTGTCTTGGCGACCCTAAAGTTGCCGCAGCCGCAGACGCTATGGTTGTAATGGGTTCTGCTAAATCACAAAAATCGGCATTTACAAAACTCTTGAAGTATAAAGAAATATCAATGTCTGACAGGTCTTTAAGGGGTATTGATGGAAACCTTGAAAGCACAAGAGTCTTGTTGCCAGACTATATGGTTGAATTTGACCCATTTATTGTTATACCTAAAGTTCTTGAAACAAACGCAAAGATGATTGCCGCCGCGCAGGAATGGCACTTGGAAAGTGAAAATCCTGAATACGAAAACACGGCTAATTTCAAAAGAATTAAACCGTTATTGTCGGCAATAAGTTCTAAATATGGCACTCATAATGCCGAGTCTATAAAGAGATGGATTCAAACAACCTTTGGCAAGGCAAATAACATTCCATCGTCAGTAGAAACAACTTTGAACTTTTTGTCAAATACGCAGACGAGATTAAAATTGGGCTATAATTTAACATCTGCGTTAAGAAACTCGTTTCAAGGCGTGGGTAATATGTTTACGGCAAGCCCTATTGATTCATTACAGGGCATATGGGACGCTTTTGAATTGACCGAAGAAGGCAAGCGAGTATCAGAAACAATCAGACGTTCCGGCGCGATACACGGTATTAAAGAAATGGGTGAACTTGTAGATACCAAAGGCAAAAATAGGGGTATGAAGCCATTTGTTGCCGCAGAGCATTTTGCACAGAAAACGGCAGGCACTATTGCGGCCATAACATTCAAGACTGATATACAAAATCTTGCTAATTACCAAAAAGGCGGAATATTAGACAAGATTCTTACTGCGATAAAATACTTGTCAGTCAATCCAGAAGGATATTTATTAGACAAAATAAAGAATAGGTCTTTTATAAACTCTTTAACTAATAACCAGTTTGATAAACTTATGGAAGAACTAACTACCCGCGCACCAACTATGGACGAGATAGACCAGATTGTGTTTAGGGCTGTTACTGACAGTCAATTCCCGCAAAACTTGGCTTCTAAACCTATCCCTTGGAGCGACCCATTTTTGAGACTCGGTATGAAGTTTAAATCATACGCCATTAATCAAACTAAATGGGCATGGAACGAGGCCGTTAAACAGGCTTTAAAAGGCACGTTAAGACCATTAATTCAATACTTCTTGTATTCGGCGATGATTGGCGAATTATGGAATCTGGCAAGAGACTTAATAAGAGGTGGAGACAACTCTATCACATCTACCATTGTGAACCGTGAAGAAAAAGCAAATGCCAAAGATTTGACAATGACGTTGCTAAACGACTTCTTTGATGGTACTGGTGTTGGTATATTAAGCGACATAGGATTTGGTATAGGCAACTCGGCACTTGGTGTTATGGGCGGTACGTTAAGAAATATAATGCGTGGCGATTGGAGACATCCACTTACGTCAACAAGAAAGTTAATCAGGCAAGAATGGTCAGTCTCTAAAGACGTTGAAGGTATTATCAATCGGGCTGACGCTTGGTTCTTAAACCAACATAACAAATATTTTGACTACAAGAGAACACGAGAAAGAACTTACGCATTTACACCAAAAAGAAAAGAAGCGTCAATAGGGCAGAAAGTTATCGACAAGGGAATAGAAACCATAACTGGCAAACAGTCATTCGGCGGTATGGCAACATACGAATATGCCAAAAGGCAGATTGACGTTGGTGATGTTCAGGACGCAGCGGATTTTCTCGCAGACGAAATAGCATATAAATTAAGCCGAAACGAGAACGCTAAAGAAATCAAACAAAGTATTATATCGGCAAGAGATAGACATTCTCCGCTTGGAAGAATAGCCGATAAAGATATTAAGGAATTTTTGTCTAAATTCTCTAATGAAGAACAAATTAAAATGGTAACATTACAAAAAGAATGGCTTGCCCAGTTTGACAACGCTCTTATGTTTGCATTAAAGAGTAAAAAGGTAAACAATGCAATAGGAAAAGCAATAAAGAAATAGATTAACCCTTATAAGGAACTCCAATGGATAAATGCCCGCACCACGACGATATATCTAACGACATCAAAGAAACTAAAGAAATAGTTTTGAAGATTTATAAACGTATGTTTGAAGATAACGGCGTTGAAAGTTTCCAGACGTTTA